TACTTACTACTTATCATGCAGTACAACAGGGCTACGCATCAGAAGCAAATCCTTTTTTACCTGAAGACCCTTCTTTGACAAGACTTATAGCACATAAACTAATATGGAGTGAAGCCGCAAGATATGGTGGAATATTTTGGGAAGAAGATGAAAGTTTTGTGCACTTTGCAAACTTCTTAGTAACTTTAGCCGTAATAAACAATACAAAGATAATTATAGACAATGAGTAAATTAATAAACCCTTTCATTTTTATACTTTCAATAGGACTCCTAATCTGGAACCCTTCCCCTTTTCAAATACTGGAACTCAAGACATTTGACTATATTATGTCTACTACTCCAGAAATACAAAACGAAAACATACTTCTTGTTGATCTCGATGAAGAGATAGTAGAAGCCTACGGAGGTTATCCACTACCAAGAAGCCTATTCGCAAGCATGATAGACATCACATCGGGTGTTCCTGGTTTTACGATTCTCATGCCTGACCCCGATTTACGCGGTATTGAGTACGACAACACCCTTGCCTACTCACTATCAAATAAACCAAGTGTTTTAGCTTATGCAGCTTCAACACAGGCATCAAAAGCAGGGCCTCATGTAGGCACAGCTCAACTAGGAGGTGACCCAAAAGAATGGCTATTCAACTATCCCGGAATTTTAAGACAATTACCAAAACTACAGGCAACAGCCGAAGGCGTGGGACTAATAAACTCAAGCCCAGAAGTAGACGGAGTCGTACGAAGACTTCCCGTAGTCGTAAGTAGCCAAGACGGATTATATCCCTCTTTTGCGTTAGAGATGTTGAGAGTTGGTGTCGGTGATCCAAGTTATCAGATTAAGACAAGCGAAGGTGTAGAATGGGTACGTATACCAAATTATCCACTTATACATACGGACGCAAACGCAAGAGTATGGATTCAACAAAATGTTAAATTCTATAGACAAACTGCAGCAGAGTACATGGAGAATCCTATACCTGCTCCCTTTGTTATCTTTGGAGTAACTGCCGAAGGTGTAACCAATCCCGTGCCTACAGCACAAGGAGCAGTATACCCTCATGAAATTCAAGCAAACGTACTTCATTCACTTATAGAAGGAAACAGCCCATCCATCCCGACATGGAGTGTAGCAGTAGAGCTGGGAGCCGCCCTTCTGGCTCTACTATTACTTTGGATTACAGCATCTCGTATATGGCTGTCACTTCCAGTATTAGCACTTACTATTGGAGGCCTTATATACTTTACCCTGGAAATGTACAAATCTTCTTACTTAGTTGACGTTTCTGGCACAATTTTTATCGGGTTTTTATTCTGGAGCATCATAACTTTCAGGAATTTCATTACGCAGTTTTTGTTGAGATTGCAAATCAAACAACAATTCGGGACGTACGTAAGCCCGGCTCTCGTAAAAAAATTACAAGAGGACCCAACATTACTGAGATTGGGTGGGGAGACTAAACGACTCACTTTTCTTTTTTCAGATATTCGAGGATTCACACCGATTTCTGAAAAATACCAAAAAGATCCTCAAGGTCTTACCAGACTTATAAACCGTTTTCTCGACAATCAGACAGAGATAATATTAAAACACGAAGGTACAATCGACAAATACATGGGTGATTGTATTATGGCTTTCTGGAACGCTCCCTTAGACGTAGAAGAACAAGAGCGTAAAGCCACAGAAGCAGCTATCGAAATGAGAGTAGCGCTAGGAGAATTAAATGAAACACTTAGACAAGAGGGCCTTGACCAAATTAACACAGGAGCTGGCATCAATACGGGAAACTGTGTGGTGGGCAACTTTGGCAGTAGTACTCGCTTTGACTATTCCGTTTTGGGTGATGCTGTTAATCTCGCTGCCCGTTTAGAATCGTCTTGTAAAGAGTATGACGCAGACCTTATCATATCGGAACACAGTTTAGTTGACGGATTTGACTACGAGTTCCTCGATGAAGTTACGGTGAAAGGAAAGACCGAGCCAGTTAAAATATATACCATCAGAAAATAGTACTTGACTTTCAGGTCTGATTTTGGTATAATTATTGGAGAACAAAAAAGTTCAAGCAAATTAAGGGATAAATATGGATGTCAACGAAGTGGCCGCAGAATTAGCAAAACATGAAGCGGTATGCGCCGAAAGATGGAAAACTATCTTCAACAAGATAACAGACATGGAAAAAGGTGCGGATGGAAGATTCACCAATATGGACAACCAAGTCTCAAGAATAGAAACAATACTTATTAGCGTATCAGGTACTTTAATAGTTGCTGGGGCTGGTATAATATGGACTATGTTCTCAATGCATAGTTAGGAAAAATATGAAAAAAGATTACACAACAAAAGATATAACTGCTACAAGTACAAGCTCTATAGAAGATGCTTTACATAAAGCAGTAGAACAAGCTGAAGTAGGGAAAGTCGTACATGAGCCCAAACAACAACTCTCCAGCAGAGTCAAAGTTTTACTTGCAAAAAAGAAAAACTTACAAAGAAGAAATAGACAACACCTACCTAAAAAGTTAAGGTGAAAAAGAAAACGCCAGAGGAACGAATGGCGATCTGTAAAAAGTGCCCACACTTAAAGAAGTGGAAAGTTTGCGATATATGTAAATGTTTTATGCCCCTCAAAACAAAGATTAGATGGGCAGAGTGTCCTTTGGAAGACCCCAAATGGACATAAGGAGAGTGACATGCCTAAAGGTAAAGGAACATACGGATCAAAGGTTGGCAGACCAAAGAAAAAGAAAAAAGGTGGAAAGAAGAAAAAATCAATGGGAGGCTTAACAGCAGCTCAAAAGAAACTACCTAAAGCTTTACAAGCAGCTATCTTGAAAAGAAAGAAAAAGAAGAAGTAATGGCTGTTCGTAGAAGAAGAAAAGCAGTTAAGAAAAAGCCCGTGCCTACAAACCCTAAGCTATATGCTAGGGTTAAGGCTCAAGCTAAACGAAAGTTTAAAGTATATCCATCAGCGTATGCTAATGGTTGGCTTGTAAAAACATATAAAGCCAAAGGCGGAAGGTATCGTATGGGTACTGGACGTAAGAGAAAGTAATGGCAAAACCCAAAGGCGGCCTAAGTAAATGGTTCAAAGAAAAATGGGTAGATATTGGAAGACCTAAAAAGAAGGGCAGATATCAACCTTGTGGACGTAGTTCTGCAAAAACATCAAGGCGAGGATACCCTAAATGTGTACCTTTAGCCAGAGCAAAAACAATGAGTAAAGCACAGAAGAAGTCTGCGGTACGAAGGAAAAGAGCAAAAGCTCAAGGCGTCGGCGGCAAACCTACTAGAGTGAGGACTTATACAAAAAGAAGGAGAAAATAAATGGAGTGGCTAAAGACTAAATGGACTCAATTTATAAACATCATCACAGGGAATGACAAGAACTGGGATGGTGAAGTTGATATCAAAGATAAAATGATAGCAGCACAAAGAAAAGCGAAAAGCTAAAATATATTAGCTAAGTCTACAAGGACTGGCAATGCAAAATTTAAGTACAGAAATAGAAACAACTTTGTCTCTCTCAGAGAGGCTAAAGAATGCTGTACTTGAACAGTTGGTATGGGGACATACTGTAAAAACATTAATAAAATTACCGAGAACCCCACAAAATACGGTTCTCATTAACAGGCTACTAAGCCAAAGTACTCGATAGAGTAAAAAGGAATATAAAAAATGGCAAGACAAGGCGGATTTTTAAGCGGACCAAGTGTTCACTCAACTTCCAAGCTAAGAAAGCATGTATTGAAAAGAGGAGTAACTCGTGACATGAATGCAGCAGCGGGAGCGTTTGTAAATACTAAATCTCCATCAACCACAGTAGGAGGCTTCTATGGAGCAGCACCTAAAGCAGTTGGACCAAGATTTGGTAAAACAGTAAACCCTAAAAGGGCTAAGTTTGGAAAGAAAACACCTTCTAAACTATTATCGAGAAGGAGAAGAAGATAATATCTTTAAAAAAATAAATAAATTTATGAAGTCAGGAAGACTTGATAAAGTAGTAAAGAAGGCTTTACTAAAAAAGAAAAAACATGGCACTAACAAAAGCAGAAAAAGGCAGGCTCAAAAGAGCTGGGCTAACTAGACTTAATAAACCTAAAAGAACACCTAAACACAGAACAAAGAAAGCTGTAGTAGGAGTTAGAGTTGGCGGAAAGGTGAAAATCATTCGCTTTGGTGCACAAGGCATGGGACATAACTATAGTCCCGAAGCTCGAAAGAGTTTCAAAGCAAGACACAGAAAGAACATTGCCAAAGGCAAGAGTTCTGCAGCCTACTGGGCAAATAAAGTGTTTTGGGCAGGCAAAGGTGGTTCGACAAAAAGACCACCTAAGTCTCAAAAATATGTACGAGGAATTAAAAGGAGAAAATAATGCATGTCAACGGAACCAAACTATGGTTAGATGAAGGAGCAGCACACGCAACAAAATTTCTACAGAGATTAATGACTGTAGAAGAAAAAAGAACACTATCAAAAGCAGAAGAAGATCTAAAACAGATAGCAGCTTCATATTGCTACTTGTATTCAAAGATGTTAGAGATTGGAGAACTGGAATCCGAAGATAACTATAATATTTTTCCAGACGAGATATTGCATTGATAGAAATTAGTCGTACAGATATAGTTAGTGATTATCTAATGGAGTTAGAACAACAATCACGTTTCATAAAACTTCCTATACTGGAATATCTTGAGCTATTAGGTATTACACCTAACACATCTCAAACAGCAATTATTAATGCAATTAACAACCCGAAGTATCGTTTTATTACGGCTGCGGTTTCACGTCGCCAAGGAAAAACATACATATCTAATATTATAGGACAACTTGTTTGTTTAGTCCCGGGGTCGCACGTACTATTGATGTCACCCAATTATTCACTATCGCAAATCTCATTTGATTTGCAAAGAAACTTAATCAAACATTTTGATTTAGAGGTATTAAGAGACAATGCAAAAGATAAAGTTATTGAACTTTCAAATCATTCTACGATTCGTATGGGCTCCATTAACCAAGTTGACTCGGTTGTGGGTAGGTCTTATGATCTCATCATATTCGACGAGGCCGCTCTCACAGACGGGAGGGATGCTTTCAATGTTGCGCTCAGGCCCACATTAGACAAGGAAAACTCAAAAGCAATCTTTATATCTACTCCAAGGGGTAGAAACAATTACTTTGCAGAATTCTACTATAGAGGACATAGCGAAGAGTTCCCAGAGTGGTGTAGTATAAAAGCTACTTACCATGAGAATCCTCGTGTATCAGAGTCAGACATAGTAGAAGCTCAAAAAACAATGTCTGCAAACGAATTTGCCCAAGAGTATATGGCAGACTTTAATGTCTATGAAGGACAAGTCTGGGCATTTAATCATGAAGAATG